GGAGATCTAAGATTACCGATATCCATCCAGCCCACCGTAAGTGGCCAAAACAGAACAAAAACAGTATCAGATACTATGCGATAGCGTTCTACGACGTTAATAACGAACTAGACGCTATCGAACTTAACACCCACGACTATCATGACGCCATGTCACTTGCTAGAATGTTTTGTGGGCCGGCAGACGCACCAGGTTGTTTGCTTTTTAAGGACGTGAAGATCCTAGCCTAGGGGCTAGTACGTTCCACCGTTGATCTCATCGATATCAATGTCAGAGGCCACCAACGGCCTGATCTCAAATTTCTCAGCAGATACACTATAAATCGGAACAGCCCCTGCGGACTGATCCACAACAACCACGTCATTTAGCGTGGATAAGATCTTAGGAACCCCAACCCCAGGCCTAATCGTAACTCGATTTAGGTCCGAAACCGGTTGTAGGATATCCCCCTGCTTCTTTACCTTAAGTGTTATCATGATGCTCTGGTCATCCCCGGGGTTATTGTGATGATACCTTCTTGTATTCTGGAGGTTGTATAAGCACCAACTGCCCCGTTGCTATACAGCTCCACATCATACAAATGTCTTCCTGGCACGGCGTTTGTCGTGACGTTGGCGGTCAACCCGAGTTTTACTGTTGAGTTTCCGGAATAGACAGTCACTGAAATAGACGTAGCATTGGTGGACGTATAGTGTTTTCTGAAGCTCGATAACCCGGTGTATCCTGTGAGATCTACGGGATCCCCATCAGAATCAGTCACGGTAATCTCGTGTTCCCAATCTGACCCCTGGTCAACGATTAGGTTTATCTTGGCAGCCATATTAGAATTGCATCCTTGCTGACTTGACACTATATGACGTGGTATTGATAGCCGTAACCTTTAGCTCGACGTTAGCGCCGTTAACTGCCGCGTCAAATGTGCCTAGGACCACGCTGTTGTAGATCTCTCCATATTTGGTCATATACACGTTGGAGGTGGAATCGTGGACCAGGAGCAGTTCACACATGTATACGAGTGAGTTGGCTGCGTTCTGCATACCGACCACATATCTTACCATCTTACCTTCTGTAGCAGGGAAAGAGTCAACGATGGTAGGTGTCACGGTCGCCACCGAAGCCACGTTGGAGACGATCTGGACGTTGGATGTGGTGTTGCCCACCTTTAACGCAGTAGACACGATAAATGTGTTCTGAACGCTAACGGCCGATGTGATGTTGAGGGTGTTGGAAACCGTCACGTTACCACCACGGAGAGCCGTGTTGGCTATTAGGGTTGCCGATCCGAAGATCCCGTTAACATATCCGTTACCCGTTGTGTTACCAAAGGTGGACGTCGAGACTGTTACGATCGTATTAGATAGCGCATCCAGAAGGACGTTTGTTTTTGTCAACCAAGTTTGAAATGTGTCGGATGTGGCCAGGTTGGCTGCAGCTATTGTCATACGTGCTGGATACTTTCGATTGCATGAAGTCGACTATTGAATTCGTTATATTGATCAATTACCATGGTTTTCAGTTCAGATAACCCAAGTAAACAATTATGAATATCAGTTCTAAAGGCATTAAGTTCTTTGGCTTTATTTCTACTATCCAAGATCATCTGATATTCTGCGTCGCCTTTGGCCACGATAACCTGATCTTGTGTTTTGATGTAATTGTGCGGATCCATTATGCTGATACCCCTACTACGCTATATTGGTCTACTCTAGGCACTAGATTAACGTCGTCTGCCAAAAGAACAATCTTCATGGACAACGAGTCGTACGTATCCATCTCAACATATGAAGAGGTGAAGTAACGAACCACGTTATCATTTTGAATATTGTTGAATGCTGTGCCCTTTAGAGATAGTTTATCGATCTTGTAGCCATTGCCTACAACAGACTCAGCAATGTTGTTATTAACAACTGGGGCTTTGAGGATGATCTGAGTTGAGTTCGTTACAGAGTTAACAACGGCTACCTGATAATTGTTGGGGAAGATCGGCGAATAGATCTTAACCAAATCGTTAGCCGACAGGGCGGTATCAAACGCTGTATTAGAACCGTTAACGTTGGCAGAGCCGTTGGTCGTCGCAACCGTACCAGCCAACACGTTTGCTGTAGCTGGGAATTGAGGAAATCCGTATGTTAGCTCGATGAACGAGTTGGGATCAGATTTGGATGACGTTTGGCCGATACCTTCTTTTAGTTCTAGCTCTGTCCATAGCTTATCATCAAAGGAGTCTGTATCCTTCGAGTTATGGATTCTTGCATAAACCTTGATATCCGTGTTGGCTGGTTTGTATGCCACCAAATATGTTCTAATATCTTCGGCGAATCGGTTGTTGGCGAAGGAGATCTTGGTTGAGATGTGTTTTGATAGAGCATTCCCAGTGTCCAGGTGCTCATTGGTATAGCTGTTATTAACTTCATTCTCGAAGATGAATAGATCAGCCTTAGACTCAACCACGATAGGAGACTCAAATAGGTTAGTATTTGTTCTGGCCACACCCATGGCAACGTTAAGATATCCTGAGCGATCGTTATTATACAGGTATGATGTGTTGATGACTTCCAATGATCGAGACATGATCAGAGCATTGTATGTCGTAATATCGTTGACGATGCCTAATTTTGAAGACTGCTTGTTAACGTCCAAGACCTTATAGTTAGATCCATCAAACAACGAGAAGTTGTGTTCAACGTTGATATATCCAGCAGATGGTACATCGACAGAAAATTTAGGTAGAACCTGGGAAACCGCCCTGGATTCTAGGTTGGCTATATTGGCCGTGGCACGTGAGACGGATCCCGTGAGAGTGACCCCAATGTGTGAGGTGTTAACTACCACAGTTGCACCAGACCCCGTGCCGGTAGTGATGGCAACTGTTGGAGCCGTAGAGAACCCAGCACCGATATTGGAGAAGTTCAGGGAGATGATACCACCGGTTGAATTTGTGGTGATATTGGCCACAGCATTCAGGGTCGACCCACCACCCGACACCGTGATATAGTTTGCGTTGGTGTATGCGGTACCGCCAACCGTGATGGCTGCAGCCCTGATGCTGCCGGGAGTAAATCTAACCGTAGAGTTGGCCGTGGATCTACGTAGAATGACGTCCTCAGTGATATAATCTGTGTCGAAGATATCACCAACCGGGGATACGAAATACCGGCCGGTATACCCGGACGTGGTGAATGACGGGGTTTCATGTAGGACTAGTTGAGTGTTAGAGACAACATAAGCCACCTTACGTACGTCCGTATTGCTGGATGTTCCGTCGGTGAGGATCAGGTAACCATCCGCCACAGCAGAAGAATCAAACAACGTATTGTTGCCGATGATCGTGTTGGATGAGGCATTGATCAGAAGTGTTCCAGCCTTATAGGCGGTAACGTTGGCTGACACATTCCCAGAATATTGGAACACCTTTTCGCCGCCGATGAACGTATTGCCTGTTCTGTTGGTGATGGAGATGAATTCGTATGAGTCAGGCACCATAGTCACACTAGCCGTGTTGGCGATGTACTTGGCGGTATATACGTTGAACTTCAGATCAACGTCGTTTCTGGGGATTAAGGTGTCGGCGTTGGTAGCATCGAAATAATACCCATCATACTGCCCGGCTGGACCTTGAGCCGGGGTGTTTGTACCCACCAGTCTGTCACCCTGGACTGCTGCCCATAGCTGATATCCTGGATCCTCAAACTGTATAACGATCGCATAATAGAATCCAGTCTTCACAAGAACCGGCTTTGTAAACCTGAAATTGGAGGCAACAGATGCATCTGATAGCGGAAAAATAAGCTCATACGGGTTTCTAACCACGGAGTCAGGATACATCGTAAGCAGATTCGGTGTTGATTGGGTTGAATCTGAGATATGAATAGTTACACCAGGCCTACGAATTCCTGACGCATTATCATTCTCATTTGGCTTAGCCTTAAAGAAGAGATCTACAGATGTCAAAAGAACTGATGAGGCTCCGTTGACAGAATTTGGATCAATATAGAATGTTTGGATATGGTTAAATGACATGTATTTTTCCTATATTATACCCAGAACGCACTAGTAAGACCATACATCCATGGCATATATTCGAATGAAACAGTAATCTCTTTCTCAGGAACTGTGAAGTTCAACAGGTCCTCAGCGATAGACGTTCCATCAACAGAAGTAACTTTGATTCTCTTTATGCCGGCTAGATTGGACAGCAACAGTTCAGCCTGAACGTAATCAGTGATAGTCGTATCATGTGGAATATCAGACTCATAATAGAACTCAAATGTTAGGTTTCCGTATGCATCGGTTATTAGATTTTGACCCAACGTCTTTCCCAGCTGTCGACACTTTGCACTTTTATCGGTGTTCTCAAAGTAGAAATAATGTCTTGTGCTGGGTTTTAACCCAGACAATGAGAAATCGAAGCGCTGCTCAGAGAAAGAATAGCTATAGGCCTGACCATATACACCGGTGGTGTTAATGACATCCTTATTCTTCTTGGCACCTTTACCTATTTGGCCCATCGTTGTTCCTTGTGTATTTGCTTATTTATTTCACTAAAAGAGATCTGCAAACACGCTGTTTAATGCAGTTTCGATCGGCCCGTATGTTTGCTGGGTTGGAGCAACAACACTGGCTGGATTGATGATGCTGTGTAGGTTGAAGACATCTGGAGATTTGACCACAAAGGATCCTCTGTAGTTTGTACTTGGGGGTGGCGAAGAGGTTGTCGTAACCACCGTGTTTGCATCACCTGGATAGCAGAATTGGTAACAGAAAGCAGGAGACCCCTTCTTCACCACCACCTTATAGTATCGCCCATTGGCAGCAACATGGGTCCATTCGAACTTGCCGGCGTTCTTCAACCAATAGTTGGCAGGCGACCCTAGGCCGGATGGCCCAGTAGCCAAACTAAAGTCTGGTCTGTTGGATGTATCCCATGGCCCAGAGCGCGCCAGGCCAGCCGCCCCGGTATCTAGATATCCACCACCAGAGAAATTGATAAAGGCCTTTTCTTGGGTTAGTGTGCTTCTATCGGAGGCCGTTAGAACCACGGCATCTGTTGGTACCAACAGCGGGGTCATGACTGTATAGTCAAACCCAGGAGAGGTATTCTGATAGATCTCGATGCGGTCATTTCCGGCTAGCATATCGAATGATAGTTTAGCTGTCCCGTTGTTGGCCGAGAGCGTGAATTCAGAGATTTCAATCGTTTCGGCGTTGGCTGTATATGAGTCCAGAACGTTCTGAATTCCGACACAGATTGTTGATTGCGTCGTATTCGTGGTTGGAACCGTCACAGTATTTGAGATTGAGTTGACGACAGGTAGGACTACCGCCCCATCGGTTGCAGTCAACTGTGATACGACAGCAGCTTCAACGTACGGCAATGACATGATAGGCCGGCTGTTAGCACCTGCAGGATCCGCAATCATTGGAATGTTGCGTTGCTTCTTGCGCGGTGATAGTTGACCGTCCATCACCGTAGCTTTGTATGCCGGGTTGGCCGTGTCTGAATAGTTCTTTGAGTCGAACGAATCCACAAAGAACCCAAACTTAAAGCGATTGATGGCGCTATTTCCAGATGACGTGATTACTCTATCCTTGACGGCAGATTCTGCCAGAGTCAATTGAACATAGTACTCGAGGTTTTGGATACGTCTGTCCAAAGAACCAATATCAGACATCGTATATCCCTTAGGTTGATATGAAGCAACCTGAGATTGGGAGATTGGAAGTGATACAGTATAACGCTGGCGGCGTTGGGTTGTGTATTTTTCGTTGGCGATCTTCGTGTCGGTGATCAGGATCGTATTCGACGAAAGAATAGAAGGAACCGACGGATAGGCTGGAATATCCAGGATGTTGATAGTGATGCTATCTGATGGTTGTGGAGGCGGATTTGTTGTATCCCCAGGCTTACCTCCGATAACGATAAAGTCACCGTTAGCGTCCAGAACCACACGATCCTTACGCGGGATATAGAACTCAACGTCGAACTTTAGATCTTCTTGTGGAGCCGGGAAGTACTTCTGAGACGTTGTGTCGAATCTTGCCGTGTCAGTTGGCTCAACCGGGTTCGTTGTCGCTGCAGCAGACGTTAGAGAGATGTTGGCTGTGTTGGACGCGTATAGTCTGAAATCGACCTGATCTCTTAGGTCGTAATAATCACCGCGCTTACCGTACATCTCTGGTAGTTCTAGGATGTTGATTGTTGAATTTGATGCATTCACATCGGCATTGGCCAGTGACAACGTGTCATTTATCGGATACGAGTTGATTGCCGTCACACCGTTAGCAGTTTTAGTGAATACGTCGAATTCTGCTAGAAGGACCGCATCGGCGCCGACTGTATAGGTTGATCCTGGCTTCTTGTACAGATATCCAACGTCGTAGAAATCTTCGGTTTGGTTGTGATCGACATAAAATTCGTTGGTGATCACGGTTGAGTTGACGTTAACGTTGACGTCGTTGGCCACGTATACGTTACGCAGACGGAAGATATCGGGGATCCCCAAACACCATGGCCCAACAGTATTGGCCAAGTTGGTGTTTGCCCTCAACTTTACATAGGCTTTACGTTTGGCTGTTTTTACGACTGCGCTGGGGCTAGTTTCAACCGTCTGATTATAATAGACCGTGGCTGTCGGTGAAATGTTCAGGGTAACCCCAAGGCCTAGATACAGAGTTGTATTCGAGCTTACTGATGCAGTTCTTGTTGATCTTCCGACGAATGGAATAGGAACTAGTTGAGGGAAATACAATGCCACGTTGGCGCCAGAATAAGCGTTCGTGAATGCTTGGCTAACGGTCACGTGAGTAGCATTGGTGATTGCAGCAACTCTACGAATTTCGAATGCAGTAGAGTTGGCCACCTTGATATAATCCCCGGCAGCTAATGCTGTGACCAGGTCGGTAGATGTTCCGACTGCGTTTGTTTGACCGCCAGTGATTGTAACTGACCCGGCCAGGTTGGCTGCAGCTTGGGTGTTAGATTGTGGGATGATGACAATATCACGTTTCTGATTATCTGTCAGAGCACCAGAATATGGGAAGTATCCGTATCCAGTGTTAGATATGGTGATCTGTTGTTGAAGATTGCCACCAGATCCAGTCGCCGAGAGCGATGCGTTGTTCTTGGAGAACCTGGCGATATAAGAGATGTTGGCAGAAGATCCGTTTGGAGATAAGGTCTTGGTGGCATTAGTCTTGGTTGGGAATAGAAGCTTTGCTTTATTAACCTCTTGTAGAGCGGCAATGGAGCTACCGGTTGTAGCGTCCACTGTCGTGATCACGTCAGCAACACCCTTGTTTGCTCCGTCATAGAAGAATGCTCGAGCATTTCTGAAATTCTTCCCACCGACCATTCTGATGTCGAACAGATATAATCTGTATCTGGCCGTCGGTGATCCCTCTGATCCATCAACGTAAGTCATCGATCTAATTCTAGCGGTACCGATCTCAGTTCCTGGGCCAGATGAGATATCTGTGCCCGGGTACGACGTCAGATACGTATTAGCAGTGTCCCGAATAGACACGGTTCCGCCCAGAGCAAAGTTGAACGTACCACCGACCTCGTTAACCTCAATGTAATTCCCGTAATCCATATCAACGGCGTTTCCGGCGATAATCGAGGTATTGGTAGCCTTGTTAACTGCGGCCGAATAGTTGGCAACAGATTGAACTCTACGGCCAGAAATGTATGCCAAGCCAGGGTCAATGACGATATCGAACGTGGTCGACTCGGAATTCACCGTGTTGGGGGATCTGGTTGTCAGGAAGAATTGATCTAGTACATAGTTTCCAGATTCTTCCCGAGTACGTCGGGCCATTTCATCCTCAAGCTCAGAATATTGAGGAGTCTTGAATTGCTTGAATGGCTTGCCTTGAGCGAACTCAACCAGAGCAAAAAACTCATCGTTGGCTTGAGCCTCATCCTTAGGAAGAACCACCAACGTAGGTTCAAGCTTAAGTCTATTGGCTCCAGGTGCGTTCGTGTTGAAAGTTCCGGTAGAGTTGTCTAGGAGGGTTGAATCAGAGTTGCTGTTGATGATAGATTCGATAGTATCAAACCCTACTACCAATTGGTGGGGAGTGTTTGAATAGCTGTCCACGATAACCATTTGTTGGTTGACCTTGGAAAAATACCCCTTTTGGTAGATCACGCCGTCTGTAACGGTAAACCCGTACCCAGTACCCACTCTATCAGTTACGGTTGATACGGCCACCTTGGAGATATAATTGCGGCCGTCTAGACTTAGGAGTCCGATTGCAGTAGTATTCCCAGTATTGTTTGCAGCCGCCACTGAGATATATGGTTCAACGTAGTATCCAGTGCCACCATTAGTTACGTTCACGTTGGCCAGAATTCCGGATCCACCTGTGATCAAAGTTGCTGCTGCGTTTGATCCTACCAATCCAGTAACGTTGGCTGTAGCGCCGGACGTTCCGCCGGTGATCGTATACCCCGTGGAGAATGACCAGGCGGTTGTGTTCAACCCGTTAGCCAGATTGTTCGATAGAGGCTTGAGTTTTACGATAATGGCCGAAGAATTTACTGTCGTGTTAACCGAAACGACGTTGGCTTTAGCACCGGTTGTTGATTGTGTGATGGTTTCACCGACGGTGAATGATGTTGGTAAGATTACACCGCCGGTTGTATTCTGGATTTCAATGGCCGGCAGGACAACGATAGCGTCAGCATTTGAGAACAGTGACCCGCCGCCGGTGATCTTGATCGATTCAACTGAATTATTACCATCATACACCGTCAAAACTTCAGCCGAGGCGAAAGCTGTAGCGGTCTGAGAATCTCCAGAATTGATATATCTCACGAAGAGAGTGTTTAGATCAGGGTCGGCTGCTTCGAACCCGTCAAGAGCATCGATGACGTATCCCTTCAGGCCGGTTTCATTCTTGACCAGCTTTCCTACAAAGTCGGTAACCGAGATCGCGGCTCCATCAGTATCAGTGTCTTTAAGCTTTACGTACGGAAGATCCTGGTGAAAGATGAATTGACACCCGTTTACGATCGTTCCTCTTTTGTAGATCGAGTCTCCAAAGCGTTCGATTTGCTTTTGGAGCATGGTTTGTAATTGATTTAGCTCTCTTACCTGTACAGACACGCCAGGACGGAACATGACCTTACTATAGTTCTTGCTTTCATCGTAGTCATCGTGATACGGAGAAACGTTAAGATCAGTTGAGATAGGCATCAATATTCCTTTTATAGATCAATCACAAGACGTATAGTCTCAGTTTGAGTATTTGATCGTGATACAGCAGGACCGTTTTGTAGATAGATCGTATCTCCAGATCCCACAACTAGGTCACCATTGTATTTATTTGTTATCGTAAGCACTGCCTGAGAACTGTTTCCAACAATTGTTCCGTTGGTGTTGATGACCCCAAATTGATTAGTTACGAGAACATGCGTAGCATTAGATGATTGAAATCTTGCATTGGCAGTTGCTAGAGAGGTTTGATATACATACTCATCTGCTTGGAATGTTCCGTTAATTGTTCCAGAATACGCCACAAGCTGATTGAATGAAGTGAAGGCGGCGCCCTTTCCGACATTGTTGATCTCTACGTTGGCTACGTTGGCTACAGCATGAGACGTAGCACCGATAAACTTCTTTCCGGCGACCCACCCAGAAGAAACGTTTCCAGCATATATGACACCGCCGCCGACGACAGATGATACCTTGGCGTTTGCACCAAGATCTGCGGAGTATATTAGTGCAGCGGTGTTGGTGAATGTCGCATTGGTGGACATCGCCAATCTGGTGTTGCTGGTGATCGATGAGACTGTTGCTCTAAACCATGAATTTCCTGATTGGATCAGGATCGTATTCCCGACAGCCAGAGAATCTCCAAATTTGGTGGAAGTACCGTTGCACGTATTGGCGACGGAGCTGATAGAAACGGTACCGACTAAGGCGATGGGTCTGTATTGGTACAGGGTTTCCCCGGAGATAAACGTACCATCCGATCCTGCAGACCCGTCAGATAGTTTAGTGTGGTTGATCTCTACGTTGGCAAACAGCGGGTCTTTCAGAATTCCAATTTGTCTGAAATCATTAGCAGTGCTGAATACGTTGGATTCGCTATTCTGGAATTTAACTGAGATCCCCAAGGCAGATGCATCAAGCTCTGTGATACCGTTGAACCCATGGCCACCTGGGGGGCTGATGATGGGTTTAAGGTTCGCCGTGTTTGATACCGATAACGCGTTTGACACGTTAACATTGGCAGTTGCTAGGATATATCCCGCGCCCTTGGTGAGAATTTCTACCTTATATACCGAGTTGGCAGCAGATGTGTTGATCAGAGCCCGTGCAGCCACATTAATGGTCTCAGATCCGTTTCCAACAACGTTAACGCTGGGAGATACTTCATACTGCGATGTTGTATCCGGATTGACCGTAAAGGCGCTTTCTAGAACCACAATCTTCTTTGTTCCATCGTTAACGTAGTTGACGATGTTTTTGTACTCGCCAGAAGCGGTTCCTGATACTATCTTTATTACACAGTTGGTGTAATACGAGTTAACTGACGAGGCAAGATCAATATATGTCAGAGCAACGTTAGCCCCGGTGAAGGTATTAGAGAAGGTCCCGGCAACAGTTAGAAGGGTGCTATTAGTAATCGAAGCAATTCTTTTTTGTTCGTATGCTGTAGAGTTGGCCACCTTGATATACTGGCCGACTTGGAAATCTGATGTGAACGCAGTTGCCGTACCGGTAACGTTGGCTTGCCCGGAAACTGTGGCCGCTGACCCAGAAGCGTTGGTGGTTGCCTGGTTAGTTCCCAGGGAATACATTTTCTCTGAGCTAACACCAGACAGCTGTGGGGCGGTAGATGTCACTCTCAGGTCACCGGCCGAGAAGATCCCGTTAAAATAGTTGTCATATCTGGACCCCCCAGAGATTACTCTGATAACGTCGATCGACCCAGCCACGGCAGCATTAGCAACAGACGTGTTGGCCACGTACGGGATATGTGTGGCTGTGGAGAATTTATCGAAGGTTGCCTGATCGATCGAGTACATGTATTTCCATTGATACCCATCCGAGGTTTCATAGTACCCATCAGCAGCATCAAATAGATCCGCCTCCTGAGACGCAGAGGCAAAGTCCGGTTGGACGGTAGACTCGGCGCCGCCGGCATTATTCAGGCATTTGTATACGTGATAATATGCTCCGGCGTCGGTGACTACGAAAAACTCGGTATCGTATAGATCCGCCGTGTCGTGTTCATACATTTCGTATACGGTATTGGCCGTCCAATTATTTCTCGCGATCATCAGACTAATATCGGTATTGGTGATCTGTTTACCAAATAACATATTCTGATACGCGTTGGCAGTCAAAGAGCCGGGGCTATTGTCCGGTGTAGGGATGGTTGAATCCCCACCATCGTACGGGACGTGGTTTCCTGCAAAGACGTAGTATACGGTGTTGGCTTGCTCTGTTAGAGACTCTAAGATTTGTTGAGCCGCATGAGTCTTAAATGGGACGGTGATCAGTTTTTCAGTCATACGGCAGAATTAACCTTTGAAAAATTAGCGGCGGTGTTTGTGGCCGGAGATGGGCCAGAAAGGATGAGAAGTGTATTATTTACCACCTGTACGATGCGCTTCTCTACTGTTAAGGTAGTATTTGCGATGATTCTAATAGTATCACCGTTGGCAAACGACGAACTGAACGTTGTTGATGTACCTACTGCATTGGATACCGTCGTATTAACTGAGATCGTTCCAGTAGAATTTGCCGCAGGATAAGTCAATGAGGCTGAGGCCACAGTGATATCATTGTTGGATAGTTCTTCTTCCACATATGCACCAAATACTTTGGTCCCAGCTACGTGAATGACCTTCTTGATCATATCAGCATATCTTTCGAACGGCAACTTGGATAGAATTTCGTACGAATATTCTTGATAATAGTCACCATCATGTATATACTTATTAGAGCTCAGGAACCCGCCCGTCGTACGGTAGTATCCAGCGCCAACCCCTTGCTTTTCTAATTGCAGAATTACTGTTCCGGTCTGAGTTGAGTCTTCAGAATTGTAGAACGTTACGGTTTCGCCGTCAACATACCCAAACCCGGAGGTAATCACTTCCAGGTTCGCCACAGAACCATTAGATGTTGCAGCGTTGGCAAAGATTAGAGCGTTGATGCCGATAGCATTTGACTGGTTGTTTGGAGTAGTTGATACCAATAGGGCAATAGAGTTTGAAGACGCTCCAACAATATAGTTATTGCCAGTAATAAATTCAGAGAATGAATTGGTGATTGATAGTCGTTTAACTGACATGTCTGTGGTGTTAGTGGTCATGACCAAACCAATGGCACCGTTGACTACTAGTCCCCCGGTAGAATTAGATTGTTTAATGATCTCTCCGGGAGTAAATTGGCCAGTGGCTCCGGAGAAGCCGATGGCGTAATCCTTAAGCCCAGTCTGATATGTTTCTGGTTCATATACTACCACGAATGGGTCTTCGGTATACCCAGTGCCGGGGTTGATGCCGATGATTGAATTATTGGTCAGAACCCCGTACGTCTTCGATGACCACGATAGCATGGCTCCGATCGTGGAGGCGGTTAAATTGCCGGTAGGGGCGCCAGGAAAATTATACTGTGTGGCGTTGATGGCGATCGGCAACCAATATGTTGCGTTGGTTGAGATTTTATCGGAATTAACGTTTACCGTTTGTGTGTTTGATAGGTATGTGTTGCTAGCTAATGAGAAACTGGCGCCAGACCCCTCAGACACCGCAGTGATTAATCCATTTGCCGTGCTAGACCCACCCGATGTTATATTGTTTGCGGAGGCATAGAACCTATTGACAACGCTTCTTACACCGATCTTTTTAGTATATGTTCTGGCAACTGCGGTTTGACCAGAAACTGAACCAGTAACCGTTAACCCATAATTGAATATACCAGAAGTGTTTGACAGTAGTATGATGGTGTTGGATCCATCCGTTGAGATAGATCTGATAACACCAATGGCTGCGTTGCTGGGAGTATATAGATACTCACCAATAGTAAACGGGCCTGATGCTGTATCCGTCAAAAGTGTTGTGTTTGAAGATATTCCAATCACGTTTCCAGTGGCGGTTTTGTCTGTATAGGTCAGAGTGTTTCCGGTAATTGTGTTGGCGTTGACGAAAAGATTTGCCGTCCCAAGCTGCAGGTTACCAGATATTACTGATACTAGGATCGACCCATTCGTACCAACCTGAGTAGTTGATAGGACTTGGCCAAGACCGGCTTGTGTGCCGTTGGCATAATAGCGATATATCAGATCCGTATTGGCGATAGTTCCGTTAGCATTCTTGAAAACGATGTTGGCCACCGGCTGAGACACGGTTTCGAATAGTGAGAATGCTAGGTTGGATACGTTGGCGACCGTTATAACGTTGTTGGAGATCAAGATTTGGGAATTAGAATTATATCCGAACCCTCCATCCGACAATTCGAACGTTACTAGCCCTGACGTGGAGTCGACTCCAGTAACAAGAGCTTTACCAAACGACCCATTATTGGAGATGAAGTTTACAGTTTCACCGATATCAAAATCTGCTCCACCAGAAGTAATATCAAACGAGGATAGCGACCCAACGATCGTTGGGTTGTTGTCGTAGTCTGAATCGTAAGCGATCAATTCCCCAGTTTGGAAATCACCAGACAATGACGAGATGTACATGACATGGATGTACTTCCCCTTGGCCTTCTTAACGACCAAGTCATCAACGAATGCTGTGGCGCCTGAGATCGATCCGACGATCTCCTTACCTACGAATTGGAGATTCTTGGTGGATGGTGTAACCTCCAAATACAACGGTTGAACCCACTCACCGTCTGATAACTTGAATAGGTCATCACCGGGATAATAGACCGTGGCGGGGATCCCATAGATTAGTTTGAAAAATAGATCAACAGACCGCTTAGTTCCCTTTGATCTATAGAAATCCAAGGCATTCTTGATGAAGAGGCGTTTATTGGACTGGGTCTCGAACTGGATATCAGGAAGGTATTTTTCCTTGAAGTGGAGGATGAAATCTTCAGTGGTTTCATCGATATCCTTATATGATGGAATTCTTCTCGAGTGATAGAGAACGTTGTTCTCCTGTTCCATCCATTCGTAGTAAGCCTTGACGAAGCTTACGAACATGGGTCCTTCATCCCTATAGAATGCAGGGAATTGCTGTTCGACGAACGTAGAGATATATGGTTCGATGTCTTTCATTATTCTCTGATTTGCTCGATGGTGATGTTAATGTCTGATTGATCAATGCTTAGGATGGTGTTCTTTGTGGATGCAATATCCTTATTTCTGGTACGAACATACACCTTAATATTTGATCCCAAAAGCCTATCAACCTTCAACCCAGTTATTTGAACTAGCCCGGTATCATAATCAACCGTGCCGATGGTTTTAACGGTGCCAGTTACTACACCCTTGGGAGCAACCAGACGAAGATTTCCTAGGCCGTCATCCTCAAGATTGCAATATTGATCCTGGAAGATGAATTGATTTGAATATACTGCGTGGATCTCTTTAGCATCATGAGATAATGCTGAAGGATGTAATGTGTTGATTAATGGAATCTTAAAGTCTAGGTCAAGATTTTGCTCAACTCCGATAATGGGCGTAAACTTCTTCATAGCAAAGACTTCAGTTTCATTGGATATGATGGCATCATGCGCCGCATCAATATCCTTTATCATCTGGCTATATCTCAATGTTGTCTTGAAATCTTGCAAGAATTCATCGCGATAGTCTACTATCGCCGAGACCACCTGAGACTTGATATCATCTGGGTTCAGAGTTGTTCTGTTGATATTATATTTTACTGTCGAGTTAACTGCCACATACAAGTAATCAGGAGAGATAAACACTGGGTCGATAGATAACGATGACCGGTCCTTAAGGAACTTCTTGTATACAAGCTCCTTGGATTTTGGTAGACCGTCCAGGTCCGTTAGGTTGACTGATACGAACACCTTCCCGTATTGGGGAGGAGAAGCTTCCTCACCCCCATAGGCCGAAACGGCACCAATTTCTGGGAAATTCAACCTCAATAGGTTCTCATAATCCTCAGGAATGATAGCTCGTTCCTGGGTAGTAAAGTGTCTGGGTGCGTTGTATTTGATCGAGTTGTTGTCTTCTGAAACTGACCCGCCCCTAGCAGCAGTAACCGTGGTGATGGTCACGTTGGAATATCCCCCGATAGAACCATCGGCTGTAAACTTGAATGCTCCGTTTGGAAGCTCTCCGTTTGAAATTCTATATTCGGCTACGATCGTAGCATTATCCTTGGGCACCCTGCCGATTACACCATCACCAAACAGGATCTCGTAACGATCGTTAGTGGCCAGCTGTTTGAAGAATACCTTGGACGTGGCTCCATACCCAAACAGGGAGTCTGCTGCCGTGTATGATAGAACGTTGGCGCCCGAGTCTTCGATAACTGTTACGGTCAAGCTGGATGTATCGATCGTTGGGTTGGAAAGGATGAACTTCTGCGAAGTGTTGGATGAATTATATACGAACACGTCGGAGAAGTATTGCCCCTCGTATATTGACAGCCCCTCAACACCGAATATACCATTCTCTCCCTCCAACAAAATCGATTCTGATGTGGAGAATGTAAAGGTATTGGATCCAACCCTAGAAGTGAAGGATGTGCCCTTTGGCATGGTTAGTATGGCCAGGCTGGTGTTTCCGGTGTTTACTGAGATATCAATCTCGGCAACAGCAGATGAGAACGATCTGGGTAGGTAATTTAGCTCTTTGGCATGGGATGCGATAGAGTCTCTGATCTGGGCTGAATCTAGAAATCCCTCGTTGCCGACCATGTTCAGATAATAAGCATTCAGGAATGTATTCTGGGCCAGTAGGTCTAGCAATACAGAGATGTTTGATCCCTCAAAATCGTAATCTGAGAAGATATCCTGAGCAGCAAGATAAGATTTTAGACTGTCCCTGATAGTATCAAAGTCCAAATTTACCATATTCTGAGAATTGTTGGCCATTGATTATCTAATCCGAGTTAGTGGTAATGAAAGGGTGATTGGTCTGACGTTAGATCTTACTGAGAAGACTATAGTAGCTATATAGCCATTTCTATCAGGCACAGGAACAACAGTTACACTGATAATACTAGCTCTAGGTTCATGATTTTTAATAGTTTCTTCGATGTCATTTTTAAGCATGCTAGTTGCCTGGGGAGAGATGGGTTCAAATAAGACATTTCTACTACTTGACCCAACCAAAGGTCGACGAAATCTTTCGTACTTATTGGTCATGATTAGATTTTTGATCGATCTTGTCACGGCCTGTTCGTTAACGCTTCTAACGAGTTGTTTATTGTCAGGGTGGGGCGTAAACCCTACCAGGAAATCTGAGTAGTATTCGTACTGCTTGTCTCTAGGCTTATATGTATCGGCAAGTGTAGTCACGGATCTCTTTCTTTTTCATTTATTTATCCGCATAATACATCGCTTGAACCACTAGCGCTATGACTACATGATGCTTGATCTCCCTCGCGTACTACCTGTCGGCCATTGACAAATACGGACGAGGATCCTTCTATCATTGTTGCTGAAGCGTGCGATCCATCTCCATGTGATTGTACTGCCGCAGAGATATAAACCACACCGGATCCGTTGACCAGGACATCAGACGAGCCCTGGGTGATTAGTCCTCCGGCCGAATCAACATTCTGTCTAGCTACTCCGCCAGTCAATTCAGGTTAATCCTATTACCAACCATGGTGATATCACCATCAGACGAGATGTTAACATCCCCAGATGCATTCAGTGAAAAATCTCCATCCACCTGTTGGGTGACGTTTCCGACCACGTGGAGGTTAACGTTCCCCTTCACGTACAATTCTTCATCACCAGCAACGATGTGATAATGATCACCAGCCGTTTTGGCTACGTATCTTCCATCCTTATCGATTTCTATGTACGTCCCAGATCTGTGGTAAATGTGGATGCGCTCAGCCCCCTCAGTATCATCCACCTCAATGACGTGGCCTGAAGATGTAGTATATGTTTGGTTGTACGGGTATTCTGCCCCGTACGCCGATTCTGGTTCTGGCCCGAGCAGATCCTTATCGATAAAGTTTTCGCCTCTGGCTAACTTGGACACCGCATGATTTGCATCTTCACCTCCAAGGATCTGCCAGAGCGTGCCTACGTAAAATGGAAGATTGGCATCTTGCCCATCGGCGAAAAATCCCCAAACCCAAGAGCCAACCTGAATTCCCGTTGGCGATCTACCGACTCCCATCGTCGATGAAGAGGTGATTGACCCAAGTGGCATGGCCCATGGAAGATCTTCTTCTGGTATGCCGTCATGCATGCCAGGAACATAAAGCTGAACTGCTCCTAGCTCGTCAGGATCCATGATATTCTTGATGACTCCGAAGAACCACTTAAACCCAACATTTCCTAGGTCGGTTGTAACTGTCATACTGTACTTTCTCCATAGGATCCCTTAAGCGCTTCAATCGCACACGTATACGTCAAGGCGCCGACCTCATTGACTATCATGTGCCTAATCTTCCCTATAAGGTAATTACCGCTAACTAGAGGATCATCAGATGCAGTTTGTTCATTCCCAGTCAAGCCAGTCATAGTAGGTATCTTGAGTGTTACGACCTGGCCGGCAGATAATAGGCTGTCCCCAAACACACAGATTCTGACAATATTCTGTGTCAAAAGATTGACGAATGATTGTCTGGGCCCGATTGCTTCAAGCCTTCCGTTATCTGAGAACCTCGAGTGCATGGGGTAAATCAAGGTAGTTCCCTGCGGGGTGGATGCATCCTGTTGGAGAGTTGAATTGGTCAACCCCACGGGGTTTTTATCCGCAAACTGAAAATTGCCTTCTTGTTCCGGAAGTCTGAATTCCTTCTCATCGATCATCCCGGTTCTCAGGTCGACCCTAACTGCACGGTTATAGTGTGAGCCTCCACCGATACCACCAACCGGGGCCCCGGCGGTCACATGATTATACCCGATGATATTTCTGAACGAGCTCTTCGTAATATCAGCATTAACGTTTGAATCCATTACGAAGATCTTGTCTCCGATCGCATCCTTCCCCAACTTGAACATATTCTCCACGGTGGTGAAGTTAAATCCAGTTCTATTTTCAAAGAACACGAATGCGGAGGATTGAAACTCCTTTGAGGTCGAGGATAATCTGACTCTATCAATAACCTGAAGTGGTTTCAATTGAGAGATAAGGAAATTTTGGGTACCTTTACATGGCTCTAGATAACAACGCTTATCCGTCTTAAGGTCGTTTGTGAGGATATCCTGAATGATTTCTTCTGGTGGCATATCCAGAAAGCGCTTCTGAATTGCGCTGCTGTTATTTTTTACTATCTCATTTGAGACGGCTGTGATCGTATATGATACAGATCTACCCATAGATGTTGATGATCTGTTTGATATACTAGTAATCTTCAGCAAAAGCTTAGTAACATCGTCATAACCGGTGGTTTTATATTCAAGCTCTATTAATTCATTACCTGAAATTGGGAATGATTTATAGAGACCAATGCCGTCGTTCATCTTGAATTTGCACACTATCAACGGATTTAAGATGCTTTCATAGATATCGATCGATGCCATTTGATCGATAAATGCAATCTTCTTGGATTTATCATACGACAAAAGGTTAAGCGTAATAATAGAACATTCGCCGGGGAATACAGCTCTAGTCATTATGCAAGAAGTCCCGAGATCTTCTTCTCGGCTGCAGCAGAAAATCTATTATCAAGTAGGTTTATGTGTTTCTTTTGCTCGTTCTTCTCTATTTCGTAGGTATACATTGAAACTGGAGAAAAATAGGCCTGGATCTCCGCATCCAACGATTCTTGGATGGTGGTTGCTCCGGTTACTGAGATCGATACGTTGGAGGTTTCACCGGATGCCGTGTATGCTGAGTCTGGGAAAGTGCCAACGACATGTTGAACCATTACGATCGTCGAGTTACCAGAAACCACGGTGCCATAATTAGAACTATCGATCATCAGACGTTCGCCGACCGTTGGTTGTGTCGTTTGCTCTGATGTGGCCAACTCAACGATCTTATTCGTTGATACGATGACGCCGGACTTTTTTCTCTCGTACCCCAATATTTCTCCAGAGTACCCGATTACTGGTTCCCAGAAAAACCTTTCTTTTTCAGTCTTCGCAGAATACGCTGCCGTAGTTATAGTCTGGTCATCAGATTCCCAGTTGTTGCGATAGAACGCGGTCTGTCTTGAGGCCTCTTGTATTCCTCCATATTTCTTGGTGATATAGCTATCAAAATCTTCAGAGGTAAGTCTATAGTCATGGTATGGGTCCACGATATCATTTACCAAGTAAATTAGCCATTCGTTGTCTGCATTGTCATAGTAGTTGTACGACAACGAATCAGGCCTATCAGATTCTTTCACTGTGTATGGGTAAAAGTTAGGAGCAAAGGCCTTGACATTTTGATCAAACCCCACCCGTGCTAGGATATTTCTAGCAAAATATCCATCGTAATTGATTATAGGAAACGCACCAAAGTATCTCATCTAGTGGATCCTGTCGGAGGTTGTGGAGTTTGGAAATAATTCAGGATAGCTTGGCCTTTATCAACTGCCGAATCCACCACCCCCGACCCGCTTTGGCCGCCATAATCTTCTGAGGTAACGATCTCCAACTCTTGGAGCGATACTTCAAATTCTATCACTGTAGGTGAGTTTGTTCCAGCAAAGAAGGATGGAGCTCCAGTGGGTGCATAGTTAACCGTTACGTTAGATACCATGCATTTCTTAAACTTGTACAGTTCTTCCATATTTGGTTGGAGCTGGATCTCGCACATTTGCGGATACCCAAGGATCGAGGAATTTCCGAACTTAAGGTTGGGAAGCATTCTGCGCTTGAAGTTATTAACGATTTCCTTGATCGAATTGCTTTCTCCAGCATTTCTGGGAGCAAACCTCCATCGGAATGAATGGGTCTTCAACCCAACTCCCTTGAAGAATACCGTCATATATGGATTTGGAATAGCTTCTACCATCTGACCAACAAACCCAGCAGCCTCTGACCCCAGGCCCGGGGTACTTTCGATGGCATTATACACCGCGGTATACCCAGCCCCAGCTGCCATGTTGGCCCCGTTCCTACCGATTTCTGACCAAGATCTGGTTGTACCGTTATTAAGATTTCCTCGTTCGATATCTTGAGCCACGTTCCCAATTACGTTGGCCAACTGACCTAATGACCCCATCTCTGCATCCGATAGATTTACCCCCAAGGTATCAACCAGGTTTGTTGGCATTGGCAGGTGAATAGTCTTTTCAGTTTGGAACGAAAGGTTGGCGTCCATGGTAGGTCTCTCGTAATCACCAAATCTAAATTCGATGAAATATTTTCCAAGATCGCTTGGATACTGTAGAGCCGAGGTACCGTTAACGGCATCCAATCTCTTTGATACTCGGGTTTCAGGAAGAGACGTATCCAAACCACCGCCACTGGCGCCAGACAATCTCTTCTGCAAAAACTCCTCTGGATCAAATCTGCTGAAACCGTCCCCCAAGGCTCCAGAAATTCCGGATACTGCTCCGGACAAACTATCAAGCCTTCCAGCCAGTAATCCAGAAATAGATCCCGGCGTTGAGCCAGCCCTAGTCATTGCAGAAGTTAGTGTTCCGGAAAGATTTGATGTTAGAGAAGACGCAGCACGAGTAACCTGATCCCTGATAAGTTGACCGGGGCTTTTCGAGATCTGTTGTCTGAGCTTATCTACGTTTAGTCCAAAAGACATAAATATTCCTTACTATTTGTAGTATTTATATGGTCGATATGGGACGCAGAACACACAAAGGCACATTCAAACCTAAGAACCCAGGAAAGTACGCCGGAAATTCATCAAACATCGTGTATAGATCTGGCTGGGAAAAGAAATTCATGTTATTTCTAGACTCACACCCAGATATCCTAGAGTGGTCATCTGAAGAAGTCCAGATTCCGTATAGATCTCCTATAGACGGCAGAATTCATAGATATTTTCCAGACTTTAAGGTCAAGAAAAGATCAATTGATGGGAAAATCGAAACCTTAATAATCGAGATTAAACCAGAATCCCAAACCAAAGAACCAACCAAAAGGACAAAAGTGACACAGAAGTATATTAATGAGGTGGTTGAATGGGGAAGAAATTCAGCCAAATGGGCTGCAGCCAATGAGTATTGCTTGGATAGAAATATCAAATTTCAAATATTGACTGAAAAAGACCTGGGGATCAAATACTAATGCCATATATTTTTCAGGCGATCGCAAAGGAAGGTAAGGCAGCAGGCCTTCGGCCAGGGGCCCATGATTCGAGAGATTGGTACCGCGATAGAGCACTAGAGGTCAAGAAGGTAAACAATCAATCAATCGTCAAAGAAAACCGAGACTGGGCCAAGAATACCATGACTGCCAGGTCTATAGGAAGAATGTACATGTTCTTCTACGACCCGAAGCACAAAGACACCCTTCCGTTCTATGACCAGTTCCCGTTAATCTTTCCAATTTCTATGAATGAGGGAGGATTTACTGGCTTAAACCTACACTATCTTCCGGTGATCTATAGGGCCAAACTCATGGATGCTCTATATGAGTCGATAAACAACGATAAATATGACGAAACCTCTAAGATTCGTCTAAACTACCAGGTGTTGAATTCAGTTCAAAGGTTTAAGTACTTCAGACCGTGTATCAAGCAATATCTGAACGATCATGTGAGGTCTAGATTCTTAGAAGTCCCTATTGATAGCTGGGATTCTGCCTTGATGCTTCCGACACAGAGGTTCAAAAAGGCCACAGCTGAGCAAGTGTGGAGAGATAGCCGCCAAAAGATCGTTGGGAGATAACGCTTGTCAGGATTTAATATAGCAGACTTCAAATCAGAAGTCCTAGGCAACTATGGTGTTGCCAAGCCCAACCTATTCTTGGTGAACTTTTATCTCAAGGAAAATGTGCTCGGGGCCACGATGCCTGCTAGAAGCATGACGTTCTTCTGCGACTCAACAAATCTTCCTGGTGTATCCATCGGGGTCGACGACTCTATTCGGAGACAGGGCGTCGGGGTTGTTGAGAAGATGCCGTACGGCGTGTTTTTTGGGGATCTCCAAACCTCCTTCATTGGTGATGGGCAAGGAAAGATTCTCAAAGGATTCCACAACTGGGTCAACAAGATTACCAATTTCGACCCGACAAACAAAGACAACAACCAGTACGAGGTGGCCTATAAGGATAGCTACACCGCCACCATCGAAATCGTGGCGTATAATGAGCGAGCCCAAAAGATCATCACGTATACGTTGGAGGAGTGTTTCCCGCTGTTCGTTGGTGATACCCAGATGTCTTGGGCAGATAGCAATTCATTGATGCATATCTTCGTAACCTTTACCTATAGAAACTGGCATTCAGACGTTAATGGCGGATTGTCAACACAAAATGCTATAGGAAACGCTCTATCAAATCTAGGTTTAAACAATTCATCTATTATGGATACTTTCAGCTTACTACAATCACCAGATAGATTTTCATCCATTCTTCATAACCTTTCTAGTATATTCTAACATCGGAGTTTATCATGGCACTACCTAAAATTAATACCATCACGTTTGAGATTACAATACCATCAACCAAGAAGAAGATGAGATTTAGACCCTTTCTAGTCAAAGAAGAAAAGATCTTGATGCTTGCTCAGAAGGGAACTCCTGATGATATATTCTTCGCTGTCAAGCAATTGCTAACGAATTGCTCAATCGATCCAATCGACGTCGATACCTTGACCACATTTGATCTGGACTACATCTTCATTAAACTTAGAGCACAGTCGGTCGGAAACATCATTGAGCTCAAGTTCCAGGATAATGAGGACGGTAAGACTAGAGAATTTAAGGTTGACCTTAATGAAGTAGAAGTCACCGAGAGCCCGGAACATTCCAAAAAGATCAAGATTAACGAACAGTTTGGCCTGTTGATGAAGTATCCAGACGTTGCAATGATGAATTCAATCAAGGATACCGATGAAAAAGCATTTGATTCCGTTATGAGGTATTGTTTAGATTCAGTGTATGACGAGACGTCAGTATTTCCGTTCTCAGAAGAAACTGATGAGGCCATTGATGAGTTTGTGGATTCTTTGGATCTTAAGACGTTTGAGAGCATCCAGAAATTTTTTGAGACGATGCCGAAATTAAAATACGTTATCACCTACACCAATGATATGGATAACGAAAGAACAATAGTATTAGATTCATTGCAGAGTTTTTTTACCTTTGCCTAAGTCATAATGACTTGGGCAATTACTATAACGTAAACTTTTCTTTGTCTCTACACTATAAATATGACATCGATACTATAGAAAACATGATTCCATTCGAACGTGACCTATATGTAGATCTGCTCTTGGGATATCTCAAGGACATGGAGAACAAAAGAAAGGCCGCTGAAAAATGATCGGCGCATTAGTTGCTGCAGCCACTAGAGCAATGGGGTCTGGTGCAGCAAGGGGAGCTATAAGAGGGGCTGTAAGATCTGAGGCAAGAACTCAGGTCGCCAACTCGTTGGTATCTAGATTTTCAAATCAGCAACCGGGCCCAGGCTATACCGCTGTATCTAAACCCACCCCAAGTTCGAACGGTACATCAGCGACTGGACCAACCGGGAATATGGTAACCCAGCAAATAAATCCAGGCATGCCTACCGGATCATCTGGAGGCCCGGTTGATCTACTAAACAAGATCAATACAAATATCTTAAGTCTTGGTGAAACCATCAGAACACTAATGGTGCCCCCATCTCCCGCGCAGCCGGTACCAGATGCAACACAGGCCGGAGTCCAGATGAATTCATCTGGATCTGGTGGAGATATAATGAAAGCGTTAATAGCGTTTGGGGCCCCAATCATCGCCACTGCATACGAAGCTTTCAAGAAGTTCTTGGACGCAACCCAACCTTATATAGAAGATATCAGAAGATTTGTTGGTGAGCATATCGTCCCGTTTCTGACAGAACAACTTCCAAACTTTTTTACGAATACATTACCGGCATTCTTCACGATCACTATTCCTGATCAATTCCAAAAGGCCTTCACGACGATCGATACTAAAATAACCGAATCGATCGCAGGTCTTAAGACTACCATCAATTCCATTCGCAAGAACATCGGAAAGTCCATGGTGGCGTTGGCTGATAGACTGCCGTCGATTATTCCTCAATCTATTAGGGACGGGATCCGGACCCAAGGCCAAACCTTTATCGATCAGTCCAATGCAGCCGATCAGCCGGCTCCTGCAGCAGTAACGACTCCGGCACCACAGGCCACTCCAGTCGCCCCAACTAGTACTGGATCTGCCCAGGATACGTCCAGGGCCACGGCAGCAAAATATATGGATATTCGGCCAGGGGTTGACTATGATGGGCTACAGGCACCAATGAAACGCAGGTTGGTTAGTATGGCCAAAGAGTTATATGATGCTCACGGGCAGAAACCCATCATCACCTCAGCAAATAGAACATACGAGCAACAGGCAGAATTATATAGACGGTTGGGCCCAGGGCGCGCCGCAGCCCCAGGAAGATCTGCGCATGAAGGGGGGTCGGCGGTTGATATAGATTCTAGAGGAGTCGCCGGTCGTACTTTGTTTGGGTCAGGCCTTCTGGACAAATACGGGTTCATTAGGCCAGTTAGAAATGAACCATGGCACGTAACCCCTAAAGAGCTTGGCGGCCGCCGTGGCGCCGTTCCGGACAATCCTGATAACCCAGGCGCGCCAATTGCTGTTACAGATTCTTCAGGCGCCCCGGTGATTCCTGCAACAGGCAATCGTGCTCCTGGTGGAACTACGCCGAACTCGAGTGTTCAGGATATATCCATGGCCTCGGTGGTCCAGCCATCCGCACCTAACGTGCCACCGGCGCCCACAGGAGCCACGCCGGTGGCATCTCCGCCGAATAACACTGGTTCTATTGTCTATAATTCAACTATGGCACTAACCAACCCTGGTCCGCCGGCCATTCCTTCGGCGGTACCGCCAACTGCCGCATCTAGATCCGGATCACAATCCGCTGCATCTAGATTGGTGCTCAACCGTGATATCACGTTTGTTCCTGACGTAGATGTGGCCATGGATGATCTGGCGCCATACATTTTCTATAGAGCAGTATAATGCTACCGCATATTGAAACACATACTGAGACAACTGAAGAAATTCAAAAAAAGAATAGTATACTCAAGTCTTTTATTGGGCCTTTGACTAGTATTAATCAAAATCTTAAGAATATAATCACATTCGTTAAGGTTGAAAAGAACAGACAGGAGTTGGCCAAAGAGGAAGCCGACTCAGAAGCCAGAGGACAATCAACAGGTCAAAGCGGGGTTGTACAATTTATCCAGAAGACTAAAAACCCATTTGGTGAATTGGCTAGACGTTTCATGGTATTCCTGGCTCCAGCAATTATGTCCATATACGAAGCCATTAAGAAAGTTGCTCCAGCCGTAGAAGAATTTGCGCAAAAGGCTATTGCGTATATCGTCGAGACTGGCCAGAAGATGGCAACTATAGTTGGTGGGTTCGTTTCCTCGGTGGTCTCTCGCGTCGGAACGGCCATAAATTCAGCATTCTGGTCTGTTCTAGATATCGGTGAAGAGTATTTCCCAGGTATCACGAAGATAGTCGTCGGCGTGATTGATAGCATCAACAGTTTCATAACCAAGTTGGTTGAAACAGGGAAGAATATTGTTGCGGATGTTGTTGGCGCCTTTACGCGTAGAGATGATACGCCTCCGCGGCCGGCAGCTACACCGGCAGCTACACCCCCGGCCGCTGCATCGACATCTAGAGCCTCGGGGATTTCTCCGGTTGCTCCCACACCCCCAGCACCTGCACAACCACCGGCGGCATCAACATCGAGAGCACCAACAATTCCTACGAGATCGTCAACACCTGCATCATCGGTATCGAATACCCTTCTTGATAAAGCCAGAGCACAATTGGCGGTACACGAAGGCCGAAAGAATAAACCGTACCAGGACACCAAACGTCTATGGACCGTTGGCATCGGTCACCTGATCGGTGATGGCAAATCTCTACCGGCTGAATGGAACCGCACATTTTCTGATGCTGAAATTGATGCATTGTTCGCTAAGGATTTTGAGAAGCATCTTAAGATTGCGCAGAAAACTCCAGGTTGGGGGCTAGCCAACGAAACCCAAAAATTAGCAATGATCGATCTGGCCTTTAATATGGGGGCTTGGTTCTCAACACCAACGTGGAGAGCCGGAGAAACTGTGGCAGCTTTGGCTAGAGGTGCCTTTGCCGATGCTGCAGAAAGACTTAAGTCCAGCGCCTGGGCCGATCAGGTTGGTAATCGTGCGGTTACCGTAACCAACGAATTGGCATCAGGTGGAAATCGTGTTTCTTCTACTCAAACCGTAACTGGAACCACAGTATCTGCAGCCACAAATACTGCCGGCACAGGAGCAATTCCGCCACCCCGCCCAAGACCTAGTCCTCCTAGACCTCCAGCTCCTGCTGTACCAAATGCTGGGCCCAGAACGAACAATCGACCCACAGCCGGAACTGGGGTCGATCAGAACGTAGTAAGAAACAACTACCTTAGAAGGTTTTTTGGGAACTAATCGTCCTTATCAAGGGACTTGAAATAGTTCATCTCATCGTCATCATCAGAATTCCAGGGAATTTCATCATCAGTCGATTCAACCTTAGTTGATGGAGCTGAACGCTCACGTTCGACGCGAGGAGCAGCAACTTCACGTGGCTTGGACTCCGGCTTCGGGGTATACCCGTCCAGACCAAGAACTCGGTTGAGTTGCTTGGAGAGCTCGTCATAGGACTTGAACTTGTCCTCAGAAATCTCAGCCTTCAGGCTATAGAGACGGTTGTAGATCGCTTCCAGTTCATCATCAGAATCTGACAGAGCCGATGGCTTATCAAACTCGGACTTATCATAGTTGCGGTAACCCTCAACCTGACGGATGCGAAGGCGGAAATTGGCACCTTCCCAGAAGTCGAATGGGTTGACTGCAGTCTCATCTTCAAATGACGGGTTCATCTGATCGTTGATCTTATCAAAGATCTTCTTCCCGTAGCGGTACAGGAATTCCTTACCGTTATTCTCTGGTGCACCGGGGTCAGAGATCACCTGGATGTTGGAAACGAAGTGGAGTCGACGCTTCTGATCTCGAGCAATCTTCTTGTCCTCATCAGAACCAGAATTCCATAGCTTGGAGTTGTATTCTCCTACTGGGTCATCTTCGCCGATTGAGGTCCGAGAATTCTCGATATACCAAAGACCGGTTGGTCCCTTGAAACCATGATCCCAATAACGGACAAACGGAACGTCCTCGCCTTCCGGTGCAGGAAGGAAACGAATTACGGCTGAACCATTACCGGCTTTATCAACCGTTGGTGACCAGTAGCGATCATCAGATTTGTTGTTGGAATTTGCACCGGAAGCGTCACCCAATTGCTTGGTCAGTTTCTCGATGTCTGTTGCGCGATTACGCGACTTGAGGTCGGCAAATGCCATATTAGTATCTCCTTGTATGTTTGTATGTGTTTGTATTTACAGATTATTCACTAATTCATGATACCTGTTATTTATGAGTCCAGGCGCGACTGGAGATGCTCCTTTAGTGCTCCCTTCAGCTTTAAAGTATCGTAACCTATCTGCTTCAGGAATGGGCGATACTTGGATATCCGTAGGCTGATCATCGGCCAGGCTACGGTGTCGTCAATCTGCTTATCCCAATGTTTGGTGAATCCCAGTATGTCATCGAGCACAACCATGGTCTCGATGGAAACCTTCTTGCGATTGTGGAATTTGAGGAGATTTGGGTAATCTCCGTTGATGACCTTCAAGTCACCGTTGAGATCGTCGATGTTCTCGATCTCACGCTTGAAGTTGTAGGTGAGGGACTGAACCCGCTTCTTCCAATCCGTGAAAACCTCTTCACCTTTGGAACCCATCATCAAGTCGCCTACCCAGGCATTGGGGTTCTCAAGCATATTAGCGACCAAGAACCCAGGGAGATCTTTCCCTTTCTTGGCTAGCTTCTCGAATTGATATCGATCAGACCTGGTGTTGAACGATGATACGTTGGCTTTGATCTTGCCGTTGTATTTGAAATGATCATACTTTGGCTGATTAAAATGGTTCTTGATCGATACGTAGGAAACATACGCGTCGAATGCATTCATATCGGTAACTTAGCGCTCCTAGGAAGGAAGTTGAGGTCTTCAGCTTCTGCCTGAATATGTGACTTAAGTTTTACTGACGATTTTATAAGAGATGCAATAGTATCGATCTCTATATTATTCTTGGCACAGTAATTTAGAACTGCATCGATGTAATCAGAACCTGTCCGTTCGATGAATTCTTGAATATCTTTCTGAAACTTAGGTAGGGTCAGAACCTTCTTGAGAATAACGTCTTCCAAATATTTACTCCTAATCGATGATGTCTAATCATATCACAGATGGAGAATGATGTACATCTAAAAATGAATGCAGGCCCGATAACATCTCAGCCTCATAGGCCTTATCGTTAAGCCGACGGTTTAGCGGGGATGGATGGGGGATTCTAAAATGTTGAATGCCCAGCTTATCCAAGTGTTTAGATACTACAAGACCCAGGGCTACGACCTTATCATGGCCCTGGGTCTGAGATCTCACGAACTCATGATCAAACGTATTATATTGCAGATCCCACTCTGGATCAGGGGATAGGTTGGTGAAGGAGGCAAACCCGATATCCAACCTATCCCACCATCGAAAGAGCCTTTCTAGTGATTTACACCTAGGCTTTCTCGATGGATTCATCCCGATGAAGAGGGGATTAGTCGTGACTGTATTCGTCAACGTTGATTCCGTCACGAGTCACAACGATCTTGGCGTGATCACCGAAGATGTCCTTGTAGATGTCGTCATCGATAGAAGCCAGGGTGTCCTGAAGCTTCTCCCAGTCGTTCAGGGTCTTGTAGAACTCAACAACGTTCCCTTTGTTCAGCCCTGCGGTTTGGGCAACGTCGAGGATATGCTGTTCCTTTGTCGCGCCGAACGTTCGCTTAAATGCATCAGCGTCATACCACGTCCGGTAATTGGCTGGAGCCTTATCGTTTTCTAGAACGTATACGTAGTTCTTGATGTCATCGAAGCTCGGGAACAGATCCTCGTCATATCCACTCAGGTCATCGAGGTCCGTACTAGTAGGGAACAGATACTTGCCACTCACACGGAAGACGCACTCATCCCCATCGTTGAAATAGGGCGTATACTGGGTCCAGACAACCCCGCCGACGTTAGGGTTCTCGGCAAAGAACTGTTCAAAGACCTCGGCGAATTGAGGTACGAGCTTCTTTACGAACTCCTCACGGACCTTCTTATAGTTGGCGTTGAAATCGGCCAGTTCTTGGATCACTGTTTCGATAGACATATTCATTTCTCTCCTTTAGATTTAGCCTTAGCGCTAGCTTTAAGGCCTTGACGATAACGGGTTGCAGCATCTGGGAAAGGGACTTCCCCAGTCTTCTTTACTGTGCCTGACATCCACGTACGTACAGGCATCTCACCCAACCAATGTTCAACTGTTGGGATGAATCCAAGATCTTGCATGATGTGGTCTTCGGCGATCAACCGGACAGGAACTTCCTTCCCATCTGCATTTCTGATCGTACGACCGAACACCTTCTCTACCATGAAGATACCAAAGGTGGAATGGAGCAGTGCTCTGTGCCTCACGTCTCCAAGAGTTGACTTCGAGCTGTCGATGAAATCATCGATATCAGCATAGTCCATCCAGACGCCGCCGTACTTCTTGGCGTGGATTCTAGAGTGATAGTT